ACCAAGCCGAACGGCCCAGGGCATTGGCCGTAGGTCACTATATCGGAACTATCCTGGGCCACGAACTCGGCACCTCTGCCCGGAAGCAGACCCCATTCGTCCGCTTCACTGTGCAGATGGAAGAGGCCACTTCAGATGTGCCGGAAGGCGCAAATGATGGGATCGACCTCTCTACCAGGCAGCTCGCCAAAACTCTCTACATCACCCCCAAGTCGATCTACCGCCTAGCCGATTGCCTGGACGCTATCTTGGGCAAAGAGCAGGGGCGGAGCTACGATGAGCGCATCCCCGATACTCGGGGTGTGCGGGTTCTCTGTGATGTGAGCCAGCGGCCCAATGAGGACGAGACTGAGTTCTTCAACGAAGTTGGGACGATGGTTAAGGCGTAGCTGCCTTCGGCTAGCCGGAGCCTAAAATAGGTGTATGGGGTAGGGGGTCCCTACCTCATATACCTATTGGCTTTGCTCCTCGGAAGGAAACAGAAAATGCTCTTTTACGTATTACTATGGGCAAATGAAGATAACGTATACGTAGGAAAGACCTATATAGAGGCCGAAGACCTACAAGACGCCATAACAAAAGCCTTGGCCACTATCAACAACGCCGAAGCTGATAGTGCGGCGCAAGTCAGAATAGAGCTTCGTTCGGGAGAAAACGAATGAGTGCTATACTAAACCACTCAGTAAATCCGAAGGACGTAGTCATCGAGGCTTCGCGCCAGCGACAGGAGAATGTCTCCGACATCGAGGATCTCAAGCAAAGTGTAAGCCAGCTCCGGCGAAGCTATCCCGAGTCCGGAGGGTTTATCAACCCCATTGTGGTTCGGGTAGTCGAAGACAAAGTAATTCTTGTCGCCGGGGAGCGTCGCTTACGCACGGCCTTAGCCCTCGATCTACCTGATATTCCCGTTAGATATTTCAACGAACTCAGCGAGGCCGAAGCGGAAGTAGTTGAGCTCGAAGAAAACATCAAGCGCAAAGAACTCAGTTGGAAGGATCAAGTCCGTGCCATCGGAAGACTCCACATCCTCTATAAAAAGAACGCCCCTGGGTGGAAAATTGAGCAAACGGCAGAGGCTATCAGCCTCCACCATTCATACCTTCGACAAATTCTCCATGTCTTCGACGCCCTCGACACCGGACGGGTCGATAAGGCCGAGTCCATCACCCAAGCCTATAACACCCTCCACAGATTTTCCGAAAGAAAGGCTGAAAGTATTGTTGGAGATATTATCGTCGCAGGGGCCAGGCTATTCGCCGCAGGAGCTAGTGCGCTTGCGGGCGCAGCTCAAGCGGGAGCGCAAGCAGCAGCTACGCTCGAAGATAGCTTCACGACAACATCAGCAATAAAGGTGGCTCAAGAGCCGGGAGACCTTTTAGATGGAGAAGTAACTAACTCTCCCGCCTTGATGTCTGTAGGTTGGAACGAAGCTACGCAAACAGCCTCCATTATGGTAGGGACCAAAGTAGAGGCTCCGCCGCCCCCGCCAGCCTATGTGCCTCCAGCCGATCCAATCATCTGCACCAACTTCGTAGAATGGATCAAAACCTACAATGGACCCAAATTTTCGCTCATCCATTGTGATTTTCCCTATGGCAATTATCGCGGTGGCGATAGCCAGGGGTCTCTATCTGGAACAGAAACGGAAGAGTTCTACGACAACACCGAAGACGTTTACTGGAATTTGGTTGACGCTCTTACTGGCGGGCTTGATCGGATTATGTCTTACTCTGCTCACATGATCTTCTGGATGAATATGAACTTCTACACAGAGACCGTAGGGCGCCTGCGCAAGACGGGCCTAATGGTCCATGATCACCCTCTCGTATGGCACAAGACCGGAGGGCCGGGCGGCCTTGGTGTCGTCCCAGGGACTGCCGTCACCTACCCCCGCAGAACCTATGACACAGCCCTTCTGGCAGTCCGTGGAGGCAGGCCCCTTGCAAAGCCAGGGATGAACAGCTATGCTGCGCCTACGGCAGGGAATAAGATACACCCTTCTCAGAAGCCCGAGCCAATGCTTCGCTTCTTCCTCTCGATGGTCGTCGATGAAACCACAACTATGTTTGACCCCACTTGTGGTAGCGGCGCCGCCTTGAGGGCTGCGGAGGACCTCGGGGCCAAATCGGTCCTTGGAATTGAGATGGACGAGAATTATGCCAAGGCCGCCCTGACGAAGACCTTACAAGCACGGGTGATGAGACAGGCTGGACAGCTTCGCAAGGAAGAATAAGATGATTAGACACGGCAAAGCTCCCTTTCTAGAATGCTCATCTAGAGGTGAACGGCGTTTAAGTGCATTCAACGCTAGAATACGAGCTAGAGACGGTAAGTCTATAGAAGAGATTTACCAAGCGGCGAAAGTTTTTGCTGATGGAACAACTGGTCTATCTTGGCGACAAGCCAAAGGGAAAATAGCTGTTAATCAGTCCGAGTGTGCTATCTTATATTCCAAATTGTGGGATGAATACATGAAGGAAAATCCCGATTTAGTAGATATAATAAAAGAAGCCGATGGTTTACAAGATATGTTCGGCCAAGTAGGACACTGCTGCCAAGCTACGGAACTTTGGCGTATCAGGAATAGTTCTTACAATGACTAAGATAGCTCTAGTAGGCGAAGCCTGGGGACGAAACGAGGCTCTCTTCGAGCACGCCTTCGTCGGCTCCTCCGGTGTCGAGCTCGCCCGCATGATAGGGCAGAGCCGGCTGGCGCCCGAAATAGACATTCGGTATCCCTCCCAACTGGACATGATCGGCTACTGGAAGAAGCTCCGCCTCAACCACGGCATAGAAGTGCTTAATGTCTTTGACTCTCGGCCAGAGGACAATGAGATTGAGGAATACTTCACCAACGCCAAGGAAGGCGTCAACACCCTGCCCCCGCTGCGGCCAGGCAAATACCTTCGGCCAGAACTTCTCCACCACGTAGAACTCCTGTGGCAGCGCCTATCGGACCTCCGGCCTAACCTCGTCATTGCCCTCGGCAATACGGCCTGCTGGGCCGTATTGGGAGAGACCAAGATCAGTGCGATAAGAGGAACCGTAAAGATTTCGCCCCGCCTAGGACTCAAAGTTCTGCCGACCTATCACCCGCAGGCTGTTGTCAAGCAGTGGAACCTTCGGCCCATAGTTCTGACTGATCTTGAGAAGGCTTGCCGCGAAGCAGAGTTCTCAGAGATTAAGAGGATCGAAAGATGGGTAACGGTAGAACCTGATCTAGATGAGATAGAGCTATGGTCAAATCTGTCGGCAGATTTCTATGCTGTTGACATCGAGACTTTTAGTGGCCAAATCTCTATGATAGGTTTCGCCCGCAGTTTCAATGATGCCATAGTTATTCCCTTTATAGATGAACGTAAGCCCGAATGGAGCTACTGGGATTCTAAAGAGGACGAAGTCAGGGCCTGGCGACTTGTCGAAAAGATTTGTAATAGCCCTGTTCCAAAAGTATTTCAGAATGGTATTTACGACTTATCCTACATGCTTAGAGCCGGTCTCAGGCCCTCAATGTGTAATAACGATACGATGCTTCTCCATCACGCTTTGTTTCCTGAAATGCTAAAAGGACTTGGGTTTTTGGGCTCAATATATTCCGATGAACAAGCGTGGAAACAAATGCGAGGTAAAGGTAATAATCTTAGAACAAATCTAAAAAGGGATGAGTGATATGCGAATGAGCTATATGAATGCTAGCTCCGGCTCTTGTAGTGTAGAGAACTGTATTAAACTCGCATATAAAGCCGGAATGTGTAATGCACATTACATAAAAATGAGACGATATGGTGATCCTCTGATTAAAAAGCAGAGAGATAAAGGAGAGACATCTCGCATAGAAATTAAAGATGGTTACGCATTAGTAGAATTAACGCAAAGCAAATGGGCTACAATAGATTTAGGCGATGTAGAAAAGGTAAGTAAATTCGCTTGGACTTATATACCCTCTACAGGTTACGCTCGCTCAGATCAAGCGGGACTATATTTACATCAATTTATAATCGGCAAAGCGCCGCCCGGCTATGAAACAGACCACGAGAATAGGGATAAATTAGATTGCAGAAAAGAGAATATAAGTCACGTAACTTATTATGAGAATAATAGGAACTCGGACAAGAATGATAGCAGTAGTTGGTGCACTTACGATGCAGTAAGAAAGAAATGGAAGGCTACATTTAAGTGGAACGGTAAGACTATTTATTCAGGATACTATAGAGAAAAAGAAGACGCTACAGCAGCTAGTAAAGCAGCTAGACTAAAACTAGAAGCTCAAGAGGTCGAACAATGCTAGTAGCTACCCATGAGTTAAGCACCGACACAGGATCGGAGCAAGTATATAATGCGCTAGATTGTGCACTAACACACGAAGTATTTTCAGAGTTACAAAAACAAATACCGGAAGCTAATCCTGCATATAATTTCGAGTTGGCTCTACAAGCTCCTGTATTAGAAATGATGTTACGCGGATTTTTGGTTTCGCCTGCCGCCCGCGAGCTAGGTATTCAGGCTACGAAGACCGAGCTAGATAGGCTCGACTACATCCTCCAGACCCTGTCCAACGCAGTTTGGGACAAAGGGATAAATCCCGGCTCTGGCCCACAACTCAAGGACCTCTTCTACGGTCATCTCGGTATAACTCCAATCGTCTCCTACGTTAAGGGCGAGAAGAAATATCAGATGAACCGCGACATTCTGGAACAGATAAAAGACTACTTTCAGGCTCGGCCTATAGTTAATGCTATCCTAGCCCACCGCGACCTTGCGAAGCAACTAGAAGTTCTAGAAAACGAGGTTGATGATGACTGGCGAATGCGCACCACTTACAACATTGGTGGAACTAAGGCAGCTCGTTTCTCCTCGTCAAAATCCCCAACAGGAACAGGTGGAAATCTTCAGAATGTCACAGAAGGGCTCCGCCACATCTTCATCGCAGACCCTGGTTATCGTCTTTACGGCGTTGATGCGGAGCAAAGCGACAGCCGGATGATCGGCTTCATGTGTGGGATCTTGTTCGATGACTGGTCTTATCTCGATGCTTGTGAGAGCGGCGATCTCCATACTTCGGTCGCTCGTATGGTATGGCCAAACGATCTACCTTGGTCTGGCGATATTAAAAAGGACCGTCAGATTGCCGAAGGCCCTTTCTATCGCCACTTTTCTTATCGCGATGCTTGCAAGCACCTCGGCCACGGTGTCAACTTTCTCGGAAAACCTTACACTATGTCCAAAGGAACCCATGTTCCAATCAAGGACATTGTTACCTTCGGTGAGAAATACTTCGGTGCCTTCCCCAGCGGAGCTTCAGAAGCACCAACGGCTCGTCAGCATCCACGGGCGCCACCGCGATTTCTTCGATCGGACGAACAAGGACGAAACTATTCGCAAAGCCTTGGCCTTTCTAGCGGCTGCGCCAACGGCAGACAATCTCAATCTCGGCATGTGGCGAGTCTGGAAACACATGCCGCAGGTGCAGTTGCTCGCCCAAGTGCATGATGCAATCTACTTCCAGGCCCGAGAGGAACTTGATCCACAAGAAATCCACCGGGAAGTGAAGAAGTTGATGGTGACGGAGCTAACTGCACCTAATGGCAGAAAGTTCTCCGTTCCTACGGACGCGAAGATCGGCTACAACTGGGGCCATTATATTCCGGCAAACCCAGAGAAAAATCTTCCTGAAAGAAACTCTAAAGGTTTACGGAAGTTTTCTGTTAAACACTAAGGAGGTTATACTTATGGCACTGTATATTCCTAGATATAGAACTCCTAGCATTATTAGGACCTACAGAGTAATAGATAGCATGTCGGCAGCAGTAACCTTAACTAAAGGTTACGAAGCTATAGTTGATCTGATTGATATTGACAAAGTAATGACACGACCTTGGGTAGCTCATATAGATTATATAGGGAGGAAACCTTTTGGTTATTACCGAATAAGAGCTAGAGGGGTAATAAATAGGAAACATACATATCTGCATACTTTTATTATGGGAAACAAAGAAGGGTTAGAAATTGACCATAAAGATGGCGATACTTTGAACTATCGCAGAGCTAATATGGAGTTCGTGACTCATCAAGAAAACTGCGTTAGGAGAAGATATAGGCACTGGGGAAATCGCAATAGACAAGAGCTTATAGAGCACGAGCGAAGTAAGGGATAGATCTTTGTGACCGATTGGATTGAGACATACGTATCGGTGACAGACAAAGTGCCCTCTCCGGAGATTTACCGCCTCTGGAGCGGTATCACTGCGATTAGTGGCGTTCTCGAACGCAAAGTCTATACTAAGGGCTCCGCCGGACTAATCTACCCGAACTTGTTCACAGTCCTAGTAGGACCTCCGGCCAGTGGCAAAGACAATGCCATTCGGCCCATCAGAGAGCTTTGGGCCAAAATGACCGGGCTGAACCTCAGTCCCGACAACGTCACCAAAGCATCGCTCGTAGATGCCCTCTCGAAGGCCCTTCGGACCATCAACAATGGTGCAGGCCAGCCAGAGATCTTCTCGTGCATGGTCATCCCCGCCCCAGAGTTCGGCGTCTTCTTCACTCACCACGACCTAGAGTTCCTCTCGGTCCTCAATCACATCTATATGAGCCCTCCAATCTACCGCGAAGAGCGCATCAGCCGCGGCAAGATAGAAGTGCATAAGCCCCACATAGTCATGCTCTCTGGCACTCAACCGGATTATCTCAACTCCTTCCTCCCCGATGAAGCGTGGGGAATGGGTTTTACATCACGACTATTAATGATTTATGCCGAAGGCTCCTCTAAGGCCGATCTATTCTCTTTCGAGGAGGTTAATTCCTCCCATCTAATCGCCCCCTTAAAGCGGCTCTTTGAGCTTAAAGGCGAATTTGTCTGGTCGAAGAATGCCATCGACGAGGCTAACGCTTGGAACCGAGCTAATTGCCCACCAACACCTGACCATAGCAAGCTACTTCACTACAACGGCCGACGGGCTTTGCATACAATTAAACTGGCCATGATAAGCGCCGTAAGTAGGAGTGAAACCCTCCATGTCACCGTGGATGACTTCGAGCGAGCCCGAGATTGGCTCCTCCAAGCTGAAACTGTCATGCCAGATATATTCCGAGCTATGGGACAACGCAGTGACCAACAAATCATTGCCGACCTTCACCTATATCTGTATCGCCTATGGTCAAGTGTTGCACTTGATAAACGGAAACCACTTTTGGACAAAGACATCTATGGGTTCTTACACACGAGGGTGACGAGTGACAAAATTCCGAAGCTAATCGAGGTCGCCGCGAAGTTAGGCTACATCAAGGCCGGGGTCTATCCCGGTGAATGGACCCCAAGTGCTATGGGACACTTCGGAACAGCATAGCAGAAATAGACATATGGGGTAGGATCACCCTACCTCATCTACCTTCAGCAAAAAGGAAGTCTTCCGATGTCAGACAAACAACTAGAACAGGCCGTAGAAGCGGTCAGAATTGAAGTAGCGAAGCTCGATCTTGCTCCCGGTAACGCTATCGCCGTTATCTGTCCCCACGAATGGAGCATCCCCAGCGTAGTCCGCTTCGGTGAGTTCTTCGAAGCCTATATAAAGCGCCAAGGGATCACCAACAAATTCATGGTGTTTCCACCTGGGGTTGAACTTGCTATTATCTCCCCCGAGAAGTCTGCAATCGGCCCCATCCAAAAACTCGAAGATGACGGGGCTACTAAGAGTCCCCACGACGACGGCCGAAAGTGGGGCTTCATGGTAGAGCCAACCATTTGGATTGAGATACCGAAGGTGCCTATGCTCTTGGCCAACCTTGGGCCTCCTCCATTCGACGTAGAACTTCCTTCGGGAGAAGTTCGTCACATCATCCACGATCCAGCAGAGGCTTCGCCAGATGGCAGGCCACAAGAGGCTTGATCTGACCGGAAGGACCTTCGGCAAGCTTCGCGTAGTTGGTCCTAGCTCCAGGACGGATCGGTGGAACCACAGATTTTGGGATTGCCAGTGTAAATGTATGAATGTAGTGGCGGTCTCAACTTCGGCCCTAATATCTGGGAACCAAGTCTCTTGTCGTTGTTCGTGGTATGGACAAGAGCATAAAGACAAGATCCGAAAGGCTATGTTGAAGGTCTGGAAAGAAAGGAAAGCAAACAATGGAAACAACACAAGACTACGATAAGGCCAAAGGCCGGTTCCACCACGTCAGGATGGCTATCGCCAACGTGGTAGTAATTTGCACAGCAGAAAATGACCGTTGGTGGAGAGACCCAAAAACCAACGAAAGAGTAGAGCGCAACACTGGCGAACTTCTTATGCTAATGGTAAGTGAGCTTGCCGAGGCTATGGAAGGTCATCGTAAAGATCTAATGGATGACAAACTCCCGCACCGGAAGATGTTTGAAGTTGAGCTCGCAGACTGTATCATTCGCATCTGCGATACCGCAGGCCAGATGGGCCTCGATCTTGGCGGAGCCGTGGCCGAAAAGCTAGAATATAACTCTACTAGGAAAGATCATGCCAATGAAGCTCGCTTGGCTCCGGGAGGGAAGAAATACTAATGGCAAAGCTGGCAGGAAAAGTCGATCTCGTCAATAACCCTCCTCACTACCAGTCCCACCCATCAGGAGTTGAGTGTATTACTATTGCCGAGCACTTCAGCTTCTGCCTCGGCAACGCCATCAAATACATCTGGCGGGCCGGAGAGAAAGGAAATAAGCTAGAAGATCTAAAGAAGAGCCGCTGGTATCTCGACCGAGAAATACAACGCTTAGAGGGAGAACAGAAATGACAATAACGGCAAAAGTAATCGCCGATAGCGTTAGCCCCAAAGGTATCAGGCTAACCACTATGCAACTTCGCTACCCTAAGTTTATCCACGGGGAGTTTATGACCCACAGGGTTTTCTCCCGCAACGCCTCGTCGTCCCGCGCGATCCCGGTCGAGCGTCTGATCGAGGACGTGATCCGCGACCCAGCGGTGCCGATGTTCTGGGGGAAGAACCAGAAGGGTATGCAGGCGGCGGAGGAGCTTGACGACACAGAGCCTAAGTATGTTGGCTACGATGGCGCGCTGATAACAGAACGCGAGAGTGCGAAGAACCGCTGGCTTCGTGCGCAGTCTCTCGTCCTCACGGAAGTAAGGAATCTGATCAAACTCGGCGTACACAAACAGATCGTCAACCGCCTGATCGAGCCGTGGTGCCACATCAACGTCGTGTGCTCCAGCACGGAGTGGGCGAACTTCGATGCGCTCCGATGCCATCCCGACGCGCAACCTGAGATGCGGGCGCTCGCGGAGGCGATGGCAGCAGCACGAATGACTAATACGCCAAGGTTAGTTCATCCAGGTAGTTGGCACGTTCCGTATGTTGCGCTTGATGAAAACGTCGGCACGGTCGAGACGGCGATCAAGCTATCCGTCGCCCGCTGTGCCCGCGTCTCCTACCTCACCCACGAAGGGAAGCCGCCGAATGTCGAGGACGACCTGAAGCTCTACGACCGGCTCGTCGGCTCGGTACCACTTCATGCTTCGCCAGCAGAGCATCAAGCAACACCAGATACATACAACGATTATGGAAATGAAATTGGCCCCTGGTATAAAATGGAAGAATGGGGCAACTTCGTAGGCTGGCGCCAATATCGCAAAATGCTTCCAAACGAAAGAGTCAAAGACCGTTAGTGTCTCTTTCTAGAACTGCCGCTAGCAACAGAGCCGCTACGCCGCCTATATGCTCCCTGCTGCATCTGCGGGGGCGGTATGGGCGGTGTTGGGGTCGGACTAGTAGCCAGATACTCATAAGCGGTAATATCGGCAAGATCTTGTATGGCAGAACCAAAGATATTAAAGCTCTGCATCTTGACGAAGAATGTCATCCCGACATACTGCGGCGGCAAGTTGGTCTCAAAGTAATTACTCGCTGGCCCCGCCCCGGCAAGGCCAATATACATGAAGCGACTTCCAGCCCCGAAGAACCTCGAAGTTGTGCCATATAGGCCCCTATAGATGGTAGTAAGCTCATAGGTAAACGGCCCTACCAAGGTAGCTGTGGAGTAAGCTATTAGCTCAAACCCACTATCGTCCTGTATGACACACAGATTGAAGGCGCCTGCACTTTCATCACTAACCGACTCCAATACTCCATCGCTCTCGCTCAAATTGACCGTCAGGGTATCGGTATTATCTGGATTGGCCCCACCGTAGCCGGGGAAAGGTTCTGACAGAGAACCTATCGGAGATGGCCCTAGGAGTATCCCCAACTTCTGATAACTGACATTATCGAGACTAACCCAGATGTTGGCTCCGCCCCAATTCGGATCTAGAACCCCATCCATCGACCCACTAGCACCTACTATCCACTGCGGTGTAGAGAACCCTGTTGCAGTGAGCATCTCTGTCGTCGGGGCGAACATAATGGGCCTATTCACTACATCCGAAGGAGGCACATTAGTCGCCCCCTGATTAGGAGCAGTGGTGATAGCTATCGGAATTATTGTCGGTGCTTGGTTCCCCACAGGAAATTCTTCGGCCGTGATGGTGCAATTCTCATCCTCATCATCTTCTACTGTCGTCACCCTCACCACAACAGTCTTAGCATAATTAGATGGATCGGGGATTTCTAAAACATACATAGGACAAATCCAGCCCCAAAGCGGTCCCATCTTCCACGTGAAGGTTCTCATAATAGAAATATTTCTACGAAGTTGCATCTGAGCAGAAATATCAGCATAAACTGAAAGACTAAATTCGTCCGCTAAGCCAATATTATCTATCCTCGGCCCATATAGCTCTGCATGAGCCTCATCCTTCGCCTCAACAGCAACGTCATTGAAGAAATTGGTCCGATCCTTAAAGTCAACCCGGATAGTATTATAGACCTCCAACGGATCCTTCCTACTCCACGAAATTGGATCATCTTCTTTATTCTCGCTCTGTAGGATTTGATCTAGAGTGATAGTGGCGACTGAGTCAAGCCACGGCGTATAATACTTCAGTGCTATACCGTTGTCCGGATCCCAACCTGGATTGGCAATGGCCTGAGCATCCCAATACGGATAGAATCTAAGTAGCTCCCCGTCCCACACGGGGGCTACATTTAGGTTCTTCATCCAGCGGGCAATGGTTGTATTGGCACTTTCGGCATTATCTACCGCTACACTCCATCCAATGCCTACGGCCTGGCAGAAGGTAGAAAGAGCTGCATCCCCCACGGAAGGATTGAACCCATCGGTGCTAGTAAACAACGTAGTTGTATCAATGAAATTAGCTGGGAACGTAGCACCGTAGGTCACATTCGTCAAAAAGTCATAAACTACCTGTGCCGGATCGGCATCAGCATCACCAAGACTGATATTGCCTATGAAGGAGATCGGATTGCCATTCTGATCGTATTGGCCAGTGCTGATAGTAAGAGTGGTGTTATTGAGAGGGCTTGATCCTGCAAGAATGCCCTGTGGCACCAGTCCGATCTGTGGAACTGTCGCGCTAGAGTCTATCTGGGCATTACTGAAACCATAGTAGGCAGTATCTTTATACGGCCTAGCATCTGTAGGCCACATAGTTTCTACGTAGTCCCAAGGGGGAGAAACTCCATCACCGCCGAAATAGAATGCCCCATTAGTCGGAAATGTTGCCGGAGTCCAAACCTCTTGATCCTGATAGATTATCTTGATGGCGGGAATTAAACCTTCGCCAATAGCCATAATGATGGTAGCGAAATACTCTACCTCTCGGGAACCTCCCTTACCTCCGGTAAGTATTCCCTTGCCGCCCCCACCTTGATTAACAAGTTGCGAGTTAAATCCATTGAAGTAAATTAGATTGACGCTCACACGGGGCGAACCGTAGATAATCGGAATTGGCAAAACTTGAACAGAAGTATTAACCTGTAGTCCGGTAAATTCGGGTATAACCTTTGGTGTAGATCCGAATAAACTAGCCATCTCTTATCCCCAAAGGCTGAAGAAAGTCTTCGGGACTAGCCAGAGGGCTCTCTTCCCGGTAGTATTCTTTGAAATATCTTCCGGAAGAACGTAGGCCCCGCCCACGGCATGAATTACTGTAGGCCATTCGGCTACAATTGCCCCATGAGCAAACACCTTCCCAATCTTGAACATGACGTAATCGGCCGGTAGTGGCAGCCGTCCCGGCGGCCCAAGGGCTTCTTTGGCGAAGCTTCGCACGTATTGCATATACTTCTCTTCATTCCGATGTATATGCCACTGCGTGGGATAAGGACGAGGGTCGAAGTCCTTCGGAATATAACCACAAGCTGCGTAGACCGCCAGGGGAAACATAGCACAGTCGGCTCCGCCCCGCCGGCCCTTTACCATCGCATTGCTCATATATGGAGTGCCGATCCAGCTCCTAGCCTCATCCACAATCCGCTGGCGCAATTGAGCTTCGCTCATATAGATAGCATGACTGGAGGAACTTTGTCGAACCCTCGGAAGTTGGCCTTATTCCCAAACTTCTTATCGCAAGTAGGAAAGGCTTTACTACAACCGGGGTAGTAGGTGAAGGTGTCTCCAGCCGAAGGCACTTCATTCAACAAATAGGCAAGATAGAGATTGGTGGAGTCATTATTATCTATAAGGACCTGTAGCCCATCGTTCACACCGGAGGTAAACAGCAATCTTCCTGGGGCGT